GGGTGAATGTCTTAGCCGCCGCGTCAACCGTGATTTCAACCGCAGCTTCAGTAAAACCACTTTGCCAAGTTGACGTCATAGCCGCGGCAATAATGTCATCTTGTGACTGTGAAGAGAGTTCAAAGGCAAACTCTCCTTCTGTTCGCTTATTGCCGATATCAATGATCGTCTTTTCGCGTGAATCGTTTAGCTCGTCTGATTCGATAGTGTCAGCGATTAAAGTGGGTATGCCGCCAGTGTCGCGGATTTTTGTCCAAACGGGATTATCTGGTGTTACGCCGGCCGTTGTTTCTTCAACATACCAGTTTGAAGTCCTCGCGCCGTTAAATGGATGTGTCATAGTAATTACCTTCTGTTTGCTAGCATGGTCATTATAACAGTGGTGTATCCGCAGTCCAATTAATAGACAGCGAGCGAGTAGCCCAACCGCGCTCAACGATTAACGGACTTAACTCTACTGACTCAATACTCACACAAATATCATTCCAATAGATATCTTTCCCGCGCTTAAACTCAGCGTTTAGTAAGTCAGCCATTTGATTTAGAGGCAAACTTCCTGCGTGAGATGCATAGTTAATATCAATCTGATAGATGCCGTTACGCCTCTCCGTTACGCCCAGCTCTATTTCCTCAACTGTTCCTGACAGCATGAAAGACGCCAAAAACGGCGTATCGGTGCTTGTTGGTGCGTCGATGTTCTCTAACGCCATTACAATGCCGTTAGCGGCTGAAAAGTTGTATAGCGCGTTATCAAATGCCTTTGTGAGTGATTCAAATATCATTTAATCGCCTCGCCTCTTTTTCTAATAACTGATTAAAGCGCTTGATGTTAACCCTAACCACGCCTTGAGGCGCTTGTTTAGAGAAGCCTGCGGTTGTCAGCGGCCCATCACCATAACCGCCGTATTCAATAACATTGGCATAGGGTAGATTGTTCGTAATCGTAAAAACCGACCAATCTTTAATTGATAGAGCTTTACCTTCCATCGTTTGCTTTGTCTTTGCCCCGCTTGGGTCTGTGCTTGCTGTTACTTGCGCGGATTGCTGCTGGCCAGTTAAAAACCAATTGGCCCTGAATCGACCCGTATCAACTGGAGACGAATCAACAAAAGAGGCTGACAACTGAATTACAGTGCCTCTAATCGCCTTCTCTGCCCCATCCTCAAAAGCCTTAGCAAAGTTAGCAACATCAAGAGAGAAGTCACTCATTTTCTCACCTGCAACTTATAAACAATGGCTAGGGGTTCGCCTGTGTAATCAGAATTGGGCACACCAACAATAGACCACTCATTGCCATCAATTCGAACATTGTCCTTTGTCGTTGGTATGACATCGGCTAACCCTCCGTTTTCGTCAGTGATTGCCGTCTTAACTGTGAGTATCTTGTCACCGCTCTGTATCGTGGTGCCATTAACAAGATCTTGCGCTACCGTTCGTTGAACTCCAACCATGTAGTAAGTTGTTGGTGGTGGATATTGCCACGCGCCATCAACCCAAACCTTATCGCCCTGAACAAGGAGGGTTAGGCGAGAATCCCCTGCCCTTTCATCAAACTTTGTGAGAAGCTTGTCAGCTACTCCGTTCATTCGTTTGGCAAAACTCATTAAACGCCCTCATAGTTACTGACAACAAGCAGGGCGGATGGTGATATATTCCATCCTACTGAGCTTGTTTTACTGAAAACACCGCCAGAGTTAGCCCCTGAAGAATCGCGAATTATTTCAACAGTGAATGTATCGCCCGCATTAGCAGGGATGAGGACCCTAGACTCAGTGGGTGTTACGAAATCGGCGGATGTAATCTTTGCTGCGGCAGAAACACCAAATTGTGCGCCATTTATGAGGATTCTTGAAAATACAACCGAAACACCAGATGCGCCGATTCTTCCCTTTTGCAGCTTAATTCTAACAGGATATACGCCAGCCTCATTGAATGTAACAACGCCTGTTGCACTTATCATTACTTTGTCATTAACAGTTCCTTGAGCCGGGCCAAACTCTAATGCCAGCGGTGTATCTGTCGCTGACGGCTCTTGACTTGCTGCTAATGAATACGCCCTAAGTAACTCAACTTCCCTTAGGCCTGCCTCTATTTCTTGCCCGTTCTTTGTTATCCCGCCCGTAAAGTCTGTCGCGCCTGTAACTGTCTGCTGCGATTGCTCGATAAGATTGAGATCTGAGCCTACCATTTGAGACAATGCAGTGCGTAAAGCCGCTGGCGTTATCAGACCGTCGCTATTGTCTGGAAGATCATTAGCTATCAGCGATAGTAAGTCATTCTTATTTAGTGCCATTACACGCGCCTCGTTCTAAATGTTAATCCATTACCATTATCAAGATAGCAGCGTAGTTTATCAATTGCTTCTGTTACCTGAACTGTTGACGAGTCAGCGCCTACGCGGTCGTACTTAACAGACACGGCACCAGCAACGGTTTCCTCTATCACTCGCTTGCCGTCGTTATCTCCTCGAATGTCAGTGCCTGCGTTTATTCGGTCAGCGTAGATAACCTGAGCCTGACCAGCATTTAATAACTGAGTCTCGATAGGCGCTAACACGTCGTTGCAGTAAAGATTAACTCGCGGAAACTCTAGAGCCTGATCACTGTCTAGCTTACCGCCCTTGAAATTGTTCACGTCAACATTGATGGCACCCTTCCTTAGTGTGACCCCTGCCTCTGCATCATCAGCCGGAAGAGTGTAGCCGTATTTAGCTGCATACTCCCTCGCATCAGTCAGTGAGATGTAGCTATCTGCGTCCGGTAGACCGGTTCCGTCTTCTACTATTAGCGCCATAAGTCACCTATTCTAGGGCTAAACAATTAAAGATTTGTCTTATTGCTTACTGCTAACCGAATCAGACACAACACAATAAACGATGCCAAAGTTACTAACTAGAGCTGTAGAGATGATGTATGTTGAGTTGGTTTCTCACGCCTCTGGAAGTACGTTTGGATACCATTGATATGAGATAGCTCCGTTACCAACTGCTGATATGCTGAAATTAGCAGTTTCTCCATGAGTAAGGGGCCGCAGCCCTTATTCTGCTTTTTTGGTGCGTCGCTTTGGCTTTGTTGCGCCTAGCGAGACAGCTTTATCAACGTAGTATTTTTCACCGCTTATAATCTCTGCGCCTTTGAAGTCAACCTTACCAAAGTTGTATGGGTGAACCTCAGTTTCTACGCCAGATGATAAGCGGCACATTAGCACCGCTTTCATATATCACCTAAAGTGTGGTTACTTTAACGCCTGCCGTGTCCTTGTGTCCGAGGTTTGCAACACGTGACCAGTTAGCAGGAAGCGCAATAGCAGCATCGTTGGGCTTGGTTACGCCGGTATTCCAAGTGTAACCCTTGATGCCGATACCAAAGGTAGACTCAACTTTCATTAACTGCTTGGCGTTAGCCTCTGAAAGGTCGGTTACGTTGTAAACGCGCATGTCACCCTGATCTTCTACAGCTAGACCACCAGAAACTAAACCAAGCTGGTGATAGTTCTCTGTACCAGCGTTATCAAAGTGAAGCGCGTCAGAGTCAGTCATGATTAACGGACGACCGAAACCGTCTTGAGTGACTCGGACGTTACCAAACTCAAACAACTGATTAGAGTTAGCAAGAGAGCCCGCGTAGATGTCAGTGATTGACTTAGAGTGCATAACCCAAGCAACAAGCGCCGCTTGACGGTCCCCAAACTTACCAGCGCCGAGGTTTAGAGACTCAAGGCTTGCTACACCCGCTGTGCCGTCGTAAGTAACATCAGAGTCAGTAATTGAGGCAACAGCGGCAGCGAGAACAGAGTTCAAGTGATAAGCCATTGCGCCCTCTGCGATTGCCTCACCGAAAGCAGTACCAGCCAAAGCGGGATCACGCTGAGTGTAATCAAATGCGGTGTTAGTGTAAGAGATGTTCGGCGTACCCAAACCGACTTTAACCTCAACCTGTAGCAATTCAGCCAGCGCGTGTTCTGTTGCTACCGCCGTGCTTGCTGCGTTACGGTTTCCGACCAATGACGCCAAGTTCTCAAACTGAGACTTTGACTTATAGTCACCAGAGAAGCCCATTACACGCAACTGAATAGCGTTGTTAGTTGCATCGTTAAACAGCATTACTTGCTGTTGATAAGTGGTAACAAATGAGTTGTATGCGAAGTCGTTAAACGACTGAAAATCACCTAATGCCATGATATTTTACCTATGTTCGTTGTGGAGGGTTGTGTTTCAGAAACTCCGCTTTTTGTTCTAGCGTTAATTCTGAATACTTCTTACCAGCGAAGGCCGAACCCGCGCCGCTTTGACTATTAGAGCCAGCCGAACCCGCCCCACTGCCAACATTTGCTTTAACATATTTTAGATTGGCTTTGTCCGAAACGAGGCCAGCCTTTAAATCATCAAGCGACTTAGTGACATCTTTAGGCACCACGTTTCCGTCCCGCACCTGTACTAAGTCACTAAATTGTTTCTGCATGTACATTCGACCAGCTGGATCGTCTGTCAATACGGTTGAAAACTCATGCAGTGCTGATTCAGTTAGGCGTAAGTCTTCTTTCTCCTGAAACTCTCGCTTAACCGTAGAAAGCGCATCCTCGCGCTCTTGCAGTGCAATCATGTACTTTTTGATATCACCCTCTTTCTCAGCGAGCGCTACCTTTGCATCTTCTTGTGCTTGTGTCTGCTCAAGAATTGCTGCTTCGTGGTCTAACTTCTGCTTATCTAAGCGCGAAATTAGGTCAGCATTCTTGCCCTTCAAGCCTTTGATGTCTTCATCGTAATCAGCTTGCAGTTTTGCTTTTACCTCGTCAGGTAAATCATAGTCTTCGAAGTTCATTTTTTTATCCTCGTCCTGTTGACTCTTTCATTATAACACCTAGTTATATTAAATTGAAATGTTAGCCTTTTCGAACACAGAAGGCATTTTTCTCTGCATCTCTTTAAGTGTTAACGGCTCAAAGTTTCGGTTTAGTGACAACCTTGCGAACTCGTCTGCTGTTAGTCCACCATTTCGTAATAGCTCACCTCTTGTTACCCCTATTGCGTCATTCTGAAATGCCTCTGGCTGCTTCTTAAGCCATGAGTAATAGGTTTCCTTTGCCGATACTGGCTCGCCACCTTCCGCGCCCTTGCTAGCCCTTGTCGCACCCTCCTTTAGGAAGTCGAAACGCTCATCTAGCACTGGCGTTGTGCTTGACCTGCAATTAATGTGTATCGGCGGTAGTGGCCCCTCACCCTCTTTGAATCTTCGACCATCTAAAGCGCTACATTGCAAAGTTGTGCGTGAGTCAAGTGTTGAAACCCACTGATAGCCCCTAATCAGGTCTGAGTTTTGCCTCATTGTCTCGTGCCGTGCTTGTGTTGATGCATGCTGCACAGCTGTTCTAACTAGTGACTGATTTGCTCTGTTAACTTGCGCCAATGTGCCATCATTAAACCTGTTGGCTTTTGTGCCTCTTATGTTTCTTGCGATCTCGTTAGTGGTTAAGCCCTGATAAAACCCTTGCTGCACAACGTTGTTAACCCGCTGGATTTGAGTTGTTGACCAGTCTCTAGTGAATGGCTGTAGTAGTGGGTTGCCCGTGTAGCCTTCTACTTGTAGTGGGTTAACCCTAACAGCCGTGGATATCTGTTCAGCGCTCGGTAAATTTGATTCATAGTTGAGTGTTACCCGCTCATATGAACGGGCTTCAAACATCGCTTGAGAGTTGGCTATATCGATTAGGTCTAAATTAAACTGACCTGCATAATCATCATAGATAACTCGCTGTAGGTTACGCATATCAACAAGCAAAGCGCTTAGCCGCTTCTTAGTGAATGTCGTGCCACCCTCTTGAATCAGCCTAGCTCTAATCTGCTTATCTAGCCGCTTGAGGAACCTGGCAAACTTCTCATGCTCGCCAGCTTTCAAACGCTCTAATAAAACCTGATTTCTGACATCGATGTTAATCAGCTCCGGTGATGTCTTCGCCATCGCTCACCTCGCCTAAGTCAGGCATGCCAGATTCAGCCTTGATATTCTCGTTCATTTCCTCTAGGTCGGTATCCGCTGAGATAACCTTGTATTCCACCATGATTTTGTCAAATGCAGTCTTATCAATGCCACCAGCCTGCCAAAGCGCAACAATCTGCTGTAGATCTTGAGCTGATAGCTTAGACTCAAAGAAGTTTCGGTTTAACTCATAGCGCACACCAGTTAAATCAACACCCATAAATAGCCCCACCCACTCTAGGCACTTAGAGTAAGCATCCGAGATGTTGCCCGCTATTACATCAAGTATTGACACATCAGAAGCATGACGAATGCGCGCCGCCTCTGCTGTCTCGTTACCTGATCCGGATGTTATTAACTGAGCACCAAGTGTGATCATTTGCTCCTTGTAGTCATCCATCAGTGATTTGACAATGTTGTTTTCCGGTGGTGATGCAAACCCAAACGCGCCACCAGTACCCATGACAATCATTGACTCCTCGCCCATGTCTACAGTCGTGCTTGATTCATCCCTTAGCGCTCTTTGGTATTGATCATCAGCGACCCAAGGTTGAGCGGCTGATAGCTGAAACGATGTTGAAGCAATATTGGCTGACTCTTGATAGTGGCCTAGATTGATATTCGAAATGGGCTCAAGCGGTAGGTTATCGATATTAGGACGGTTATTCACTGAGCCAACAAAGATAAACGGGATTTCAGTTAGCCTTGTCTGTCCCGCTCCAAGCACTTCGATTTGATCCTCTTGCTCAAGTCCGTCTTCACCATCGGTGAATACCTGAACGGTTACACCAGCCTCACTAAGTCGATAAACCTTGTATTGGTCTACCGCTTCACGGGCGATCATCATTTCATCTTTGAAACGCTCTATCTCCTCATGAAGAACTAAGAGATCTAGCTTTAGCTGGCCGCTGATAACTGATTCGTGCCAATCAACAATAGACTCAGCCTTATATTCTTGAATTGTCGCCCTGAACCCCTGCTCAACATCACCAGCCGTCACTTCGCCGCCGTTACCCCTTGGCATATCAACCAAAAGGCCGTTACGACCGATAGACACTACGTCACGCGCAAAACCTTGAGCCTGCTGATCAATTTCCACCCCCGCTCCGTTAACGTTAGACAAGATATACTCAACGTTTGCGGGCAACTCTGGCTTAGTAGGAGCAACGCGGAATAACATGCCGATTAAGCCGCTTAGCGTCCTCACAGTGGCGTTATAGAATCTAGCGCCGTTGATGTAGTTAATGTTTCTGTTGCGGTTGTACTGACTAAGGTCTGTTGGATTGATTGGCCTTAGATAGTTAACCCGCTCAGATAGATTTGTGTTGCTATAACCGTTATATGAGCTATTAATGTCTCTCTCTTTTAGCCTTGCCTCTCCGTCCAATACGTCACGAACACGCAGCCAGCGCTTACGATAGCGTGTGTATTCGTCATTTGGTTCGATTGTTATCTTTGCCATCGTGCTTTCACCTTCGCTATTGGCTTGACTACTGGGAACTCATACGCAATGTAATAACCGCCTGCATCTGGCATGTGGTCTTTGTCGTGTGACTTATCAGGCTCACCCTGCTTGTTGTAAACCTGCTGCTCTAAATCATCTGTATAACGTGGGCATAAGTTAGTGTTAACTTTGTACCTGCGATCACCTTGACCATTGCAAAACATTGCATTCATTGCGTTTATTCTATCTCTAACCCGTGGATTAGTCGAATCATAGCGCAATCTGTAACCAGCATCCTCAAGATTGGTGATGTCGGTAACGCTTGCCTCGTTTGATTTCCTATTCTTTCCTGAGCTATCGGGGTAAACGTAAATAATTCTGTCAGGGTAGAGTCGGTTGATTTCTGCAATCATATCTGGAGTATCTAAACAGCCAAATATTTCATTAACTGCCACTGGATTACCATCACGCTCAACGTGCACGACTGCTGACATTTTGCCAACGTTGAAGTCCATGCCGATATGAAGCGCCTCGCGGCCATCATCAACTTCATCAGAGTGATTTAGTCGCCTTTCGAATTGTCGGTATACAGTCCCGCTAGCTAGGTTAACAAATTGACCATCAACATAAGCATCAACCAAGTTTGCAGGATATGTCGCCTCAAGTTTCTTTATATAATCTGGAGGTAGGTTCTTTGCATTCTGCCGTGATGATGCGTTTACGATGCCATAAAACTCCTGCAGCTCTGGATCATCTCGAAGCTGTTTAACGAAGAAATCATATATCCAGTTAAAGCCTTCTGGCGTTGTAGTGAAATCAACCGTGTTTTCCCCAAGCGCCTCAATTATCAAATCGCAGTTCATCTCTTCATCATAAAGCCTTTGCTCATCAAAGCCACTCGACGACAATCGAGCAACAATCTTTTTCCATGCTGCATCAGCTTTTTCTCGCTTCATGCAGTCTATTTCATCTATCAAAGCATGGTTAATGTCAAAGCCGACAATCCTAGCGGGGTGCTCCATAGATCTACATTTGACGGTTGCATGCAAGTCTCCGCAATAGTAAAGAGAAACCTCATTTGTTGAAGTCTTAATCTCAACCGTCATATCAAGCGCCTCAGCGACATCACCTATCGTAGTATAAAAGATGTCTCTTATCTGAGGATAAGTTGGGGCGAAATACCCCAGCTTAATTCCAGGATACTCCAATGCTAGAGTGCAAAGCCTGACACAACCAAGGAAAGTTTTTCCGCCCCTGTAGCCCGCCACAAAAGCACGGAATGGCTTATCCATGTGATAGAAGTCGTTTTGAGGGAGGTTTAGTTTAAGAGGCATCTTCAACACCTATAAACACTTTGACTGGTTTAACGTCTGAGCTTTCATCTGTGCCTAACATTGTGTTTAGGGTTTCTATTGCTCCCTTTGATGCCGCCAAGTTCTCTCTGCGCTCATTTCCTGCTGCGTCGTGATAAGTGCCTAGCCCAGCCTTGACTATCTGCTCAAGCCACTTTAGGCGCTGCTCTACGCTGATTGAAAACTTCTTTTCGGCCACTTTATTGACCACTTTTTGCAATTCTTTTATTCTTAGGCTCAGTTTAGGCTTGTTAAATAATTTATCAGCCTGAACTTGTATTGCTGCATTGCTCATGCTTGTGGAGTAGCCAGCCTCGGTGTACGCCTTTACTTTTTCCTTTTCGCCATACTTGGCTATAAGCTGACAATAAGCCTCCTCTTTGGCTGTTAGTTTCCCCATACAATCCCCGTAGAATCATAAGTTAGCGCCCGTAGCGCGGATAACTCTAGTTTATCACTATTTGATAGATAGTAAAAAGCCACCCGTTAGAGTGGCCTTGTTATTCTTCGTTCGTCTATTTCATCAAGCATGCGGTATGCTAATCTCTCGTAGGCTCCAAACTCCCACCAAGCGTCGACTCTCCACTCCTTAATCGCCCAGCGGTTAGCAAACATTACCCAGTGGTATCCATCTTCTCGCCCTATATGTGCTCTTTAACCCGCTCCTTTAAGTCATTAGGCAGGCTGTCGAGTATCTCTTTTGTTATGTTCGCTTTGTTAATATCGTTTCGCTTAGCGTTTGAGTAAGCGTTCGATATTGCGCACGTCACATAAATAACACCAAAACCAACTGTACATAAAACACTAATCGCGGTCGCGTTGTCTGTTACTACCGTTAGAAACGTACTTGTCGCGCTCGCCGCTAAACTTGCATTCGCTAATGTAGAAACTGTGTCTGTCATGTCTGTTTGTCCTGAATTCAACAGCAAGCTTAATCATACCATAGACTAGACTAGCAGCTTGAATGCCCAGTATTGAAGGTAAAGGATTTTGGTTTATCCAATCTATAATGTACGCGATCATGCTCATCCCCATTTACGCCTCGCATTATATTACTATTTTGACTCTTATTTATCCATGTTCTTAGTCATCCCAAGTTAAAAGGCCGTCAACTCTCTTGCTTAGCCTTATTGACCTTGTTGGCCTTATTCTTAGCTGTGCGCGTATCATATCGCCTGTCTGCTCGCCAATTGCCCCACACACTAAGGCAAACATTAATATCATGATCATCTTATTCATTTTCAAAGCCTTTTAGGGTGTTTGCAAACCTTTCGACTATTACCTTTGATTCATCATCAAGGTTTTTGTAGTCGTCGAAAAACTGCTTTTCATGACTGAGCGGCTCGTTGCAGTCTCTATATATCTGGTATGCAACGTAAACAACTATTGATATTGATAGTGCTATTAGTGCGTATGTTAGAATCTGCATGTTAACCCCTTAGCTCCCTTTGATGTCATTCACTTTGATGTTATTCACTGTTGTGTCATTAACTTCTCGTCGTAGCAACCTGTTGCGTAGAATCCTGTTGATATGCAGAAGGCTATCGATTTTCGCATTTTTCTTAGCTAGCTTGTCTAACATGTAAGCAATGACAAACATCTCAGCCAAGCTGAATAGTAGTATTATTATTATTATGTTAATCATTTCTCTTCTCCGTTTACTATGTCTTCAAACTGCATTAGTACGCCATTGCCCCAGATTTTCTCTATGAGTTTGTATACCAAGGCTATTTGTCTTTCTCTATTCGACATACTCACCAACCACATAATCACTCTCCTTTGTTTTAATCATTATCGTTGGTTTTTGCTGTTTTGACTATTCGGTAAAACTGAGGTGTTTTGCGGTTTTTTCGAGGTTTAAACTGAATTTTAAGAATTAGTATCATTAGACCCGTTAGGTGGTATGACGGTTCTTTTGATGTCTTCTATACAGTCCAGTATCAGTTTGCAGTTTAGGTTGCCAGCCTGTATGACGATGTGAGTTTTACCTGCTAAGCAAAAAACGGATCGTGACTTCCTTCTCACACTTTGTTCGCCCATACCACCATTAAGCTCTGCTCATCGCGGGGTCATGGCTCGTGCTGTATAGCATCGTGATTCAAATTTATACTTTGTGCAGATAGCCGTTGGTAAGCTAAGGATTGGCGCGCTATGCAGGATTCGAACCTGCAACCGTCTGCTTAGAAGGCAGATGAACTATCCAATTGTTCTAATAGCGCTTATCTCTGTGAGGCTGTGAAGGGGTTGTGTCTGTATTTTGGTGGATTCTATTGGGATTCGAGCCCAAGATTCCCCAGTTTTCGCATCAAGTTGATCAGTCTCTAGTGATAAATCTTGCAAAGCCGCTAAACCTTGCTAAATCAATCCAGCCAGTGAAGACGCCTCCAAGCTAGACCCAACTAAAATACAGACACAAAAAAAGGTACTTAATATTGCGACCCTTTGGTAGAGGGGCGGAATGGAAGCCCAAGCCGCAATACTAAATACCCTATACCATTCTCTTTTCACAGCTACCACACTGCAATATAAATTTTACTAAATCCCCTTAGTTATTTCAAGTTCAGACTTAATCACGCTAACAGCTTCTTTTACTTGCTCAATTGTTGTTAAGTCATCGCCAGCTACACCGTGCTTTATCGCGCCACTTACTAACTGATTCGCGCTAGTGTAGTAACCAACTAAAACATCATTGCGCTTTCCGTGGTTCTGTGATTCCTTATCTTTTACTGTGGTTTTCTTGTACAAGATAAACTGATACTTATCGCTTTTGATTACGTAATTTTCTGTTTCGATATTCATTTCCACTGCCCCCCATCTTTCCAATCATAACGTCGTGCTGGCTTCTTAATGTCGCCGTGGTCTGTTCCTGTGCACGTTCCGCCGCGTCGCTTGTCTTTAACGTAGTTCCTGCGATAGCTTGGAACCTTTACTCCGTTTTGTATTTCTAGCTGTAGTAATTCTCTCATGTGTTCTTCTCCGTTATTAATTTCCGCTGTTTGATTTTTCATCTTTGAGCCTATCCCTATAGGCTTTTTGCTTGCACGCAACGCTGCAATATTTCCGCTTGCCAGTATATCGACCAAGCTCTTTGTCGCAGTGTTCGCAGTTCTTCATTATCCTCCCCCCTTTGATTATTAATATAGCGTTACTTTAAACGTAACACAAAGAATAAAAAGTAATAAAAAACTATTACTTATAACTTGGTGTTCATGGCACTGGTGGCATGTTGTTCAAGAAATCTTGCTCTAAGTCATTCTCTATTACGTCTTCTTTCATAATCCTTGAAAGCTCTCGAATCTTCAAAATTGCTAGCAAATTCAATTGGAATGGACAATTAGTGCTCTTAATTAGTTGCTCTATAATCTCTAGCTCGCTCATTTTCACGCTCTCCATGTTTAAGTGTTGCTGGCAGTGTATCAGACCGCCAGCTTAACCCATTTCTCTCGAAATTGGCTTTGCTGTGTCTCACGACATGAGCCTAGGTGTGATCACCTCCCCTTAAATTGGGTATCTGTCAGCGCCGTTTAGTTTGTAGTCTTTGCTTGTGCTTACGTTACAACTGTCACAAATAGTAACCCAGCTTGCTCCAATGCCACGAACAGAGTGATCATTTGCTAGCGGTTGCTCTAGCTCATTGTGCTCTGCAAAGTACCACTCATCATCGATTCTGTGGATGTATGCTCTTTTCTCTTTGTTTGAATCGAAACTGTAATAGTCAAAACATGCGTATTCATCTGCGTATTTCATAATATTCTCCGTTAGTTGCAGTGCCCACCTGCGTTTTACTACGTGACCGTTGATTTACACCGTCGTCACCGGGCTAGCGAAATCCCCGTCAGGGGTAAATGAATCGCGCTCTCGCCTGCACCCCTACAGACTCTCAGGCCAGCTTGTTAACCCATCGAGCGCAAACCTTAAATCTTTTACTTTAACTCTTTTAGCTTGGCCTCAAGCTTGGCAATGTCACTCATGATTGCCATTTTCTCACTACTAACTCGAACATCAATACCGCTAATCTCTAAAAACACGTCTGCATCGAAGTTAGGCAAGTTAAGAAGCTTAGACTTATCTTCATCGCTAGCTTCTTCATATGACTTCTTGAAAGCCTCTTTGTATTCAAGCTTTTTAAGATAGCCACCTACTGTTACATGATTTGGGTTTTGCTTTTTCTCATCATCGCTCATGATTTCAGATGGAACCCACTCTGTTAGTTCAAAGTAAATTAAATCCGGCTTATCAGCTTTGTTCCACTCTTCAATACTGCAATCAGAGTTGAAAACTCGAATAGTAGAAGCTTTAGTAGTATTAAAATAACCAGTCTCACCGTAAACGCTATTCCAACCTCCTGTGTTGCAGTTGCCTGCGTTGTAGTCGCCAGTGTTGCCGTTGCCTGCGTTTCGGTGGCCTGTGTTGCGGTGGCCTGTGTTGCGGTTGCCTGTGTTGTAGTTGCCTGCGTTGCGGTGGCCTGCGTTGTAGTTGCCTGTGTTTTCGTTGCCAGAGTTGTATTTGCCTGTGTTTTCGTTGCCTGCGTTGCGGTGGCCTGTGTTTTCGTTGCCTGCGTTGCGGTGGCCTGTGTTGCGGTTGCCTGTGTTGTAGTTGCCTAGGTTTTTGTCGCCTGTGTTGTAGTTGCCTGGGTTGCAGTTGCCTGCGTTGTAGTTGCCTAGGTTTTTGTCGCCTGTGTTGTAGTTGCCTGGGTTGCAGTTGCCTGCGTTCCATTCGCCTTCGTTTTTGTATCCTGTGTTGTGGTGGCCTGTGTTGCGGTTGCCTGTGTTGTATTTGCCTAGGTTTCGGTGTCCAGTGTTGTAGTTGCCTTGGTTGGAGTCGCCCACGTTGTAGTTGCCTGTGTTGTAGTTGCCAGTGTTCCAGTTGCCTAGGTTGTTGCGATTGTTCATATCGATTACCTTACTTTCCAATAATTATAATTAACTAAACTTGGTTTTGTTTTTATTGAATTACTACTAAAAATGCAGCTATCCAGATTGAGGCACACAATAGAGTTAGCTTGAATACTTGCCACTGGTGCTCTCTGCGCTCTTTGCGTTTAATGCGGTTGATGTAATCAATCATAGTTAACCTCAGCATAAGTAAAATGGGTTGCGTCAAACAGTTCGCCGTCAGTTGTTTTAATTAGCTTATGACCGTTGATTTGAGTTAAAAATGGCTTTTCATCTCCGAGCCATGCGACTTCACTTTTGTGATTCCTGATTGCCCACATTTTATAACTCCCTCATCGCTTTGAATCTCTGACCGAAATAATCCTCACCCATATCTAGTATTATGCAGTCAACTGTTTTACGTCGTAGCTTTGCCATCGTTGCTCGATTTATACTCAAAGCCATTGCTGCTTTTGTGTCACTGAATCGATGCAACATTAAGAACTCATCAATCTCAATAAATCTTCGTTTTGTTTGTTTTGTCTCGTACATCCGTACCCCCTTGTCTCTATGATTAAACTATATGCTAACTTGATTACCTTGTAAACACTTTTGTATAGAACATAATCGAATAATCAACACTTCCTTGTGCTTTTTAGTTATTTAGACCGCCAGCTA